AACGATGTTTTGTTCAAAACTAATGTTTCAGTGTCGTTACCGGAAAAATAGTCAGACGATGCCGCATTTTTCGCCAGATCTACTGTTCTCGTTAAACCGAGGTTTTCTACAAACCGTTTTGGGTCAGGGATGTCTGCGCCGTTCTGGTTTTTCTCCAGACGAGAATTCGCATTGTTATTCGCATTGGCCGCATTTTGGCTGGCTGTGTTTGCCAGTGATTTAGCCTCATTGACGCGGGAATCAACTTCCCCTGGGGTATACGCCCCTACGTCACCCGCACCCAACGAAATATCAGAAGACAGTGCCTTCCCGTTGACCTTGCGTGTCGCCGGTACACGGCCATTAGCATTATCCCTTGCGGCATTAGCCAGGTCATACGCAACCTTAACCGCTTTCGGGGTTGCTGCCTGGGTTTCACTGTGACTGTCTGTTGCACTGCTTAAGATCACAAACCCTTTATCCTTAAGTGTGGCGTCAGGATGGCGGCGACTGTTCTCATGGTCTTTAATGGAGTTTGTGACTCGTGAATCCACATATTCGCGGGTGGCCAGCACCACAGACGGATCGATTTTCAGTGTCACGGCATCGGTGCTGCTGACAATCAACACCATGCGAAGGGTTTGTGTACGTCCTGAGCCTTCCTGTAACTGCGGCTTGTAGGTTTCGGCGCAGTTGCCGACCGCAATCAGAATACCGTCCTTATCAAACAGGCCGATTTCCCGTATCCACCAACCGCCCTCACTTTCCGGTATCACCTGCTCGGCGATAATCTGGTTAGTGTTTTTGGGGTCAATGCTCAGGACATTAATCGCCGCACGGCGACGCTCGTTAATGAGTTGGGCTTGTGTCGTCTGGGGTGTGGGCAGACTGCCGCCGCCATCCCCCACCGCCATCTGGGTAATTTCCAGTTTCGTGCCCAATGCGGCGGCATTGGCCAGTTTGTCCGCACCCAGGCGGGTTAACAGTGCAAAAAATCGGGTACTCATGATTCAATCCTCATCTCATCAATAATATGCACACCCACACCGATCACATCCGCGCCGGTGACAGTGATTAATTCAGGAACATAGGGATAAACGGTTAAGATATCGCCGTCATAGCTGGCCACGGCGCAATAGGCTGCACCGCCCGTTTCCAACTGAATGGACATCCCAATCAGATGGCGTGAAGCGGGTTTGGCATCAAAAATCAACCGTTCCAGCTCAAAATAGGTCGCTTCCGTGATGCCGGTGTCCATCACGCCGATATCCAGCCGGAAGGTGCCGGGCGGGTCTTGGTTTTGCCACCATTCAATCACGCGAATGAGATAGCCAAACGGCTCTACCACCCGGCGGATGGCGCCGATAGTCCCCTTATGCTTATGAACGAACATCGCGGCGTTAATCGACTCCCGTTTGACACGCTCCGGCCAGTCCATATCCCAGCGGTCAACCGACCACGCCCACGCCAGATAAGGCAACAATTTCACCGGACAGCGATCCGGATGCCACAGATCACGAAGGGGCACAGGAATATCGGCCAGGCTGGCGAGCGCTTCGGCGGCGGCCATTTCCAGCGGGGAAGAGCCGACGGGCAGCAGGCGGTTATTCATCGGAACCCCCAATGATGACTTCCGAACGGGTGCAAAAACTGGCCTGGGTTTTATCCAGCACCATGTCTTTAGCCGGTGTTTTCAGGTCAACACGCTGGACGCCGGGGGCATGCAGCGCGGCAAAGATGGCACTGCGTACGATATCGCGACCGATGCGGTGCTGTTCCGCCGTGTAGCGGGCCAGCCGTGCCTGTACATCCTGCAATATCGGCTCATACTCCGGTGTAGGGTAGAGGTACAGCACCGCATCAATTTCATAATCAACAATACGGGCGGACTGTACGGTCAGGCGATCGGCCACGGGGCGCACGTCCTCATCATTCAGGGCGGTATTCACGACGGCGATCAGTTCATCACTGGCCGCCCCGTTCCCGTCACGGGATAAGATGCTGACCGTGACATACGCCGGGGCGGGGCTGATCACCGAGGCATCGGCCACCCGGCCGTCCGCACTGCGGGCGTAGTATTCATAAGACGCCACGGGGCCCGCCACGCTTAAACCTTCAAATGCCTGCGGAATACGGATCCGAAAATCCGCGTCCGATTCCATCACGGCAGGGACAGGCGGCACGGCGTTATTGTTGGCCGTCTGCAAGACCAACCGTCGCACATTGTTATTGGCGCCGAGCTGGTCTAAGTCGCTGCCTTTGGCATAGGCGACCATCGCCGCCCGTGCCGCTTCATTGATGCGCTGGCGCAAGAGTAATTCACGGTAGGCATTTTCCTGTAACAGCTTGGTGACCGGCTCCGATTCCAGCGCCAGTGTGCGGGTGATGGCCTCTCGCTGCGCCGGTGGGGTCAGGGAGATCAGCCGGGCTTTGCGCTCGGCCAACAGGGTTTCAAAATCCAGTGGTTCGACGACATCCGGCGGGGGTAACAGGCTTAAGTCAAGGGTTGGCATAGTCTCACCTCACAGGGACGGAAAACGTGATCGGATCGCGGGACGGCTGATAATAGCCGTGAATATCAACGGTGGTCTGTCCGGCCGTCCCCTGATTGACGGTGATGGCGGTCAGAATAATACGGGGTTCCCATTGCCGGATGGCGGTATAACAGGCGGCCATTAATTGCAGGCGCAGGGCGGCATTTTGCGGTGCGTCAATCAGTTCAGACAACAGCGAACCGTATTGGCGGCGGGCAAGACGACTCCCGACCGGGGTCAGCAGAATGTCACTGACCGACTGGCGGATATGGGCGATATCGGTCAGCTGCTCGCCTGTTTGTCGGTTCATGCCGAGATACCGCATCAGACGGGGCCGCCGGATGTGTCACCCCCTGACCGGACGCCCGTGTGTTGATGGGTATCCACAACCACGCCGTTGGAACTGAATGTGCCGCCGGTATGTTCAATATTGCCCGTCATTTTGCCGCCGTTGCGCACGATCAGGTTGCCCGTACTCATGAGCTGCGTACAGATGACCTCCGGTGTCTCCAGCGTGATCCGGGTGCGGGCAACACAGGTGATTTCCGGGGCGGTAATATGGACAGAGGCTGAGGCCGTCACGGTGGCGGTTTGAATGCCGGTGACGGTCAATGCGCCGGATTGCGGTTCATATTCCATTACCGCGCCATCAGGAAAACGAATGTGCGCCGCGTCAGGAGACGCCGACGGTGCGGGAAATTCATCAGAAAAAATGGCCGGCAGGACAAACGCGGTGGTCAGATCGCCGCCGATGGACAGTAATAATACCTGCTCATCCACACTCGGCGCCCACCAGGTGCGGGTGTGTCCCGCTCTGGCGGTCAGCCAGTGCAGCCAGTCGGTTTCAAGGTTGCCTGTCCTGACCCGGCACCGTCCCCGCGGGGTATCCACCTGGGTGATGATGCCAATCCGGATCAGGTTGCGCAGCCGGCGCAGGAGTTCGGTTAATTGTGTGTTCATGCCCACAACATGTCACCAACGATTTCTGTCTGCACGTAATAGGGTTTGTGTGCGGGCTGGCACACATCAGCGGGTAAGGTGGGAAAGAATTTGTTCTTCGATATGCTGGATATCCTGCGGGGTCAGTCCCAGCAACCGGCGCTCAGGGTATTTGACTGTCAGGTTTTTGCCCCGCATGCGCTCCTTTAAACCGAACTGGTGTACCCGGGCCACGGCGGCCACTTTCGGCGCAAAGAAGATCACGGCTTCCCGGTCATTGGCGGACAGGCGCAGGTAGCGGGCCGTCGCCAGTTTCTTAAACATACGGGTCTTTTTGCTGGCCTTGCGGGTGTTAATGCGGTCGGTTTTGACTTCCAGCCTGCGTTGGATATCGTTTTTATAGAAGCTGCGAACCGCTTTACGTTCGGTATCATAGCCCGTAATCACCTGGCCGTTTTTGCCTTTGCGGGTCTGCCAGTTTTTCAGGGTACGGGTTTCCCCGCGCCAGACAAACTTCATCCCGCGCTGTACGGTGAGGATTTTCGCCTTACGCTGAGTGAACCGGCTGCCGTCGGGGTTGCGCTGGGCGCGGATGCGCTGCATCTGGCTTTGCCGCAAGTCCCGGGCGATATCACGGGCCAGTTGCTTGCGACTGGCGGGCGAAAGTGGGGCCAGCAGGGCGGCCAGTGCGGTGTCCAGGGGTTGCAGTGCGTCGTTTTCCATGTCACCACCGGTCAAACGGATTTTCGGGTTCAGGGAGGGCGGTCACGGTGCTGGCGTCACCTTGCTGGGTGATTTGCACCCGTTCAGTCAGCTTAAGATCAATACTGATATCGGCGGTGGTGTCATTGAGAATATTGATATCAAAGGTAAAGCCGCTACGGCGGTTATCGGAATTGGCGAAGATATCGGGCTGGTGCTCACGTAGCCAGTGCCCGATCACCGCGATCAGGATATCCTGATCGCCCGGATAAGATTCAATAATCAGGTTGAGCGTATACGCGTATTCGTAAGATAGTGACGGCGCCATCGTGGCCAGCACGGTGCCGTCTTCAACAAACACATGCAGATATTCGGGGTTGTCACGCAGGTAGTTAATTTTTTCCGTGAGCCGTTCCCGTAGTAATCGGGGCTTATTCATGGGGCACCTGTCTGGTCTGTTCGATTTGCCGGATAGCCTGTTTATCCAGATTGCACTGCTCAATGACCGTCAGTAACTGTACATTCAGCAGCAGACTGTCACTCCATGTCATGATGTCGGGCAGGGCTGGAGACAGACAGTCCGCGAGCAGATGTGCCGGGATCGGTATCGGTGGCACCGGCACGTATTCGGTTCGTGTGCTGCCGCAACCGGATAACAGCACCATCAGGCACACGGCGATTGGCGCAGTCATTATTGACAACAACCGTTTTGATGGCCGTTTTGGTTTGCTCAGAATCCCCGGCTGACCGATCCCGGCTTTCGCGATTAATTCGTGAGATGTCATTGATTATCCTGATGGACTGAAAGGCGTTGGCGGTGATGGCCTGCTGATTCTTATACTTCGTATCCAGTCCCGTGTAGGCTTTGACTTTTTCCTGATACTGATAACGGGAGAGCCAAAGCAAGCCGGAGACAATCACCAGGGCACCCACCGTGAAGTACTGGCTGTTAAATTTCATGCCGGTATCTCAATATGGGGCGCATCCAGAAATTTAGCCGGCTTATCATGGGGGTTGTTCGTCCAGGTCATGCCAAACCGCAGTTTGATCCCCCGTTCTTCACCCGCCTGACGCATGGCATTCAATACCGGAAGCCAGCATTTATAATCGTTCCAGTTTCCACCTACCGGAAACAGATCAACCGCATGACCGGTCAAATGGCGGGAATTCATTGTGCGGCTTTTCTTTTCAGCAACCAGTTGCTTTTGGCGTTCAAGTGTTCTGAGGCCTTCAATCACGGTGAAATCGACCGGAGACAAGGCAAGCGCACGACGAACGACCGCCACCAAATCAGGATGGACGCCCTTGAGATTATTTTCACTGCGTTGGCTTAACTTGAAGTTATTCATTCTGCCCCCCGATCCGTTTGTTGATAGCGCGGATAGCGATACCCCGTATTTTCTCAACACCCATAAATCCAATGGCTCCCCCGATTGCCGGGGCAAAACTCCCCGGAATACCGAATATCTCTAACCCGCTGGACGCACTCCACGACAAGGCCCCACAGAGCAGCGCTTCAACCCATCGGTTCTTGCGTTCTACGCCGTCATAAATCAGGCGTCCGTAACAAATCACGGTGGCCAAAAGAGAGCCGGAGATCTGCGGCCACGAATTTTGCAGGCCATTGAGCAGCTCGGCCCATATATCAGGTTGTTTGTCCATGTTCTAATCCCATAATTGAATCATCGGTGTCACGGGAGCGGGGGCGATGTCCGGCAGTTCAATCTCCGTGCCGTGGGGCAGGACAGCCCCCCCATCGGCCAGCCCGGGATTGGCATCAAGCACCCGCTCAGTGACGCCCTGTGTGCGTCCATAGTGGCGCCAGCAAAGGGCGTCCACGGTGTCATATTGTTGTGCACGTACCCGCATCAAATCAGCTCCACAATCATATGATCCTGCCCCTGTATCCGGCGCAGCGCCCATTGCGCATCGCGCCACAGGTCGTCAATGGTGGTTTCCATCGCCTCGGCCTTTTTCGTGCCGGGTTGAGTGGTATCGATATCGCGGTAGCGTTCGGTCAGGCTGGCTTTGGTCAGGCAGAACACGGCGCGGTGATAGAGATAAACCAGTTCGCTTTCCTGATCGATAAGACCGGCCGGAATGGCGGCTAACGTGGCATATCCCCTGGCGATATTCAGCCGCCGCCAGGGGGTCAGCTCGCGGTTAACCTCAACAATCGCATTGGTGATGGCCTGCTTTAAACGGGGCGGGGTTACCGTCCCGTCGGTGCGCATGTCGTCCCGGTAACGCCCCATTTCGATGGCCGGATAAAACGGATCGCTGCTGAGAGTCAGCGCGGCATCTCTGGCGGGTTCGGAGGCAATAAAATCCATACGGTCACCTTAAGTTAGGTGGGCGGTGGACGGGGTTTTGAGACTGTCGCCACCCCGTGCCGCCCGGCGCGTTGGCATGTTCGTTAAGTGTGGGGGTTCTGATTGCGGATCACTCTGGCGAGTTGCTCCAAATCTTTTTTCACGCCCACACGGTGGTTCAGTTCGAGCGCCCGGCTCAGGGAGCAATAAGCCGGTTGTAGCCGGTCATTATCCCGCTGGCTGTAGCCGAGCCACTTGTACAGCTCTGCCCGCACTTCGTCGGGCATATCCTGCTCGTGGGTCAGATTGATAGCTCGTTCCAGCGTAGCCAGGGGCAGCGGTGACCTGGCGGTATAGCTGCGCTGGGCGGCATCGGCGATTTCCTCCGCCACGGCGCAGCCGGTGGTGCGGTTATGCCCCTGCGGCATGGCGAGATGGTATTGCAGGGCATAAGCGGCAATATCCAGTGCCCCGTCATACTCCCCGGCATCAATGCGCCACAGCATGACATACATCAGCACATCGTCCTGGCCGCCATAACCGGCCTGCAACACCCCCGTCACCCACGGGGCATAATGGGGCAGTAATTTCCGCTTTGACGCGGCCTTACTCTCCATCGACTGAATGCGCTTTAACTGTTGGCGGTGTTGCCCCAGCATCAGCAGCATCTGGTTATAGCCGCCATTGTTTTGCAGGGCGGAGCCGCTCAGTTGGGCGGCTTCCCTGGCCTGCTCACGCATCCGGTGACGTTGCCACGGGCTGGTCATTACTGATCCTGGTTGTCTTTGACAGGGTCTTTTTCATTGCCGTTGACCCGGTTTTTTTCAAGCACGGCACTGACCGTCTGCGGTGGTGTGGTCTGGCTTTTCGCCGGCAGCATCTCGATATTTTCAATCAGGGCCACCCCGCGATAGTCTTCAACCACATACGCTTCATTGACCGATTCGTAGTTTTCGATGCGATCCCGTTTAGGGTTATCCAGCACCGAGCGGCGGCGTGTGCCTTCCTGATAGTAGACAGACAGGTTATCCAGGCGGGAGATCAGCAGCGCCCTGGGCGGGAAGTACGGCACCCGTATCGCCGGCAGGTTGCCGATGCGTTTCTGGCTGATAATCACGTCTGCGGCCATTTTTTCGCTGTTAGGCTGGGACTGGTTGACCAGCGGGAAGTATTTGTCGGCCAACAGTTCACGGCCACAAATCACCACCAGTTCGGTGTCGTCCTGATATTCGGGGTCAATGGCGTTGTTGACTGTATCCATCACCAGCGCGTCCAGGTTATTGAAATCACCGCCCTCACCGACCCGGATCACCGTGGCAATCACTTTGCCGTTTTCGTCACTGATGCTGCTCATGACATGGGTAGGCGCATCCCGGCGGATTTTTTCCAGCCAGCCGATATTCACATCTTCCAGCATCGGGTATTGTGTGCGGTTGGAGCTTTTTTCGCGCTTGATGCCGTTCCAGCCGATCATGATGCGGTCAAGCGCCTGGCGGCGAATGATGGCGTTACGGATACGTAACTGGAAATCCTGAAATTTTGCCCACAAATCCAGCTTGGCGTAACTGAGACTGGTATCAAAGTTGGTTTGCTCACATTTGTATTCAATCGCTGTCAGGCGGGTCGGGTCGGTGGTCGCGCGATCCTGGCTGTCGGTGTCGGTGGTGCCGGCAATGGTGGAACCGACGCCTAAGCCAATCGCCTGGCCGGATTGTTCGCTGACCGGCAGCACATTGACCTTTTGCAGGAAGTCGGCGCTTTGCTGGATCTCGTCTTCCAGTGTCTGCGCCACGGACGGTTCGATCTGCACCTTGCCGCTAAAGGCGCTGGCCTCAACGCCGTGGATTTCGCCCAGTCGCGTCATGTAGGCATTAAATTTAAATCGGGTTTGGTTCTTCATGGGGCTGGGTTCCTTTAGCAGTTGGTCAGGTGTTCACTGGCCGGGGTGTCGGCGTTCTGCGATCCCAGTGAAACAGGGCGCTGGTTTGATTTGCTGTCTTGCTGACTTAATTGGGTGGTTAAGTCATTCAACCGGGTTTCAAGTGCGGTCTGTTGCTGTCTGAGGTCAACCACTTCGCTGATTTGTTGAGAAAATGCGCTCACGGTGTCCGCCGTGGTCTGCTGCTCTTTGGCACACAGTTCAACTGCCTGATACACATCGTTAAAGCGGGCATCGTCAGAGTGCTGTTTTTTCTGGAAGAACGTCTGGACACGGGAAAAGAGTGAGGGCTTGTCACTTTCTTCGGGCAACTCAATAAATTCGAGTACCGTCTCTTCGGCGGCGGTAAACAGGTTGTCAGCGTGCTGCTTGCGGCCATTGAGCGGATTGATAGCCGCGCCGGCACTGAACTGTAACATCTCGGTGCCGAGGCTGGCCGGGCTGTCAGTGACGGCCAGTCCCACCAGATACGCGGCGCCGGAGTCAGCAAAGTCCAGGTTGATCTCGGCTGAGGTGTAGACTTTCTGGCGCTTGCGGTTCAGCTCAATCAGTTCTTCTGTCGGGGAGAGGATCCCGTACAGCCCCAGCTTGCCGGCCAGTGCGCCGTCCTTGATTTCTTCGGTGTAGACGGATTCCACATCCCCGAAGCGCGGACTCCATGAATAATTGTAATGCTCCTGGTTGATGCGGGCGCCATAGGTGGTCGGGTTGTAGTTATCCGCAATCTGGGTCAGCCAGTCACGCTGGATTTTGCGCCCGTCGGTGGTGGCGCCTTCCACACAGATACGAAACGGTTTGGATTTCTTCGGCATTGTAAGCCCCGGTTATATGGGTCAGTCATGGCCTCTTAGTTTGTGTCGTCGCGCCGGGGAAACAATAAAATGCGGTTGTGCCGGGGCTGGCACAAAGGGCAGGCACGGAGAAATCGCGAACGGGTCTGTAGTCTGGCGGCATGAAAACGATAAATGACTTTGATCCCCGAAAACACGCGATGCACCTGTATTTCAAGGGGTATCGGGTCGCGCGTATTGCGGAAATGCTCAATGAGAAAGCGGCGACTGTCCAGAGCTGGAAACGCCGCGACAAATGGGATGATGTGACCCCGTTTGAGCGGGTCGAACTGTCCCTGGAGGCACGGCTGTGTCAGCTCATTGCCAAAGAGCAGAAAGAGGGCAGGGACTTTAAGGAAATCGACCTGCTGCACCGCCAGTTAAAGCGGCAGGCGCAGATCAATAAGTACAGTAACGGCGGCAATGAAGCCGACCTGAACCCGAAAATTGCCAACCGTAACAAGGGCGAGCGTAAGGCACCGGAAAAGAACGTGTTCAGTGAGGAACAGATTGAGAAGCTGGCGCAACTGTTCTATGCCAATATGTTTGGTTATCAGAAAGTCTGGTATGACGAGGGGCATAAACACCGCATCCGCAATATCCTGAAATCCCGCCAGATTGGGGCAACCTACTTTTTCGCCCGTGAAGCGTTTATGGATGCCTTAACGACCGGACGTAATCAGGTTTTTCTGTCAGCCAGTAAGGCACAGGCGCATGTCTTCAAACAGTACATCCTTGAAATGGCGCGGGAAGTCGAGGTTGAGTTGAAAGGCGATCCCATCACCCTGAGCAATGGGGCGACGCTGTACTTTTTGGGTACCAACGCCCGCACCGCGCAAAGCTATCACGGCAACCTCTATCTGGATGAATATTTCTGGATACCGCGCTTCCAAGAATTACGTAAAGTGGCTTCCGGCATGGCGATGCACAAACACTGGCGCCAGACCTACTTTTCCACCCCGTCCAGCCTGACCCACAGCGCCTATCCGTACTGGTCGGGCAAACTGATTAACCGGGGACGCGCCAAGGCAGATCGCATTAACATTGATGTCAGCCATGACGTTTTGGGCGGCGGCCTGCTGTGTGCCGACGGGCAGTGGCGGCAGATTGTCACGATTGAAGATGCGGTGAAAGGCGGCTGTACCCTGTTTGACCTTGACCAGTTGCGGCTGGAATACAGCCCCGACGAGTACCAGAACCTGCTGATGTGTGAGTTTATGGACGATATCGAATCCATTTTCTCACTGCCCCTGATGCAGGGCTGTATGGTCGATAGTTGGGAGGTCTGGAATGACGTCCAGCCCCTGATGCTGCGCCCGTATGGTTACCATCCCGTCTGGATCGGTTATGACCCGGCCAAGGGCGGCGAAAAGGGTGACAGTGCCGGTTGCGTCGTGATTGCACCGCCCCTGGTGCCGGGCGGCAAGTTCCGGATTCTGGAGCGGCACCAGTGGCGCGGGATGGACTTTCGCGCCCAGTCGGACGCCATCCAGCGCCTGACCGAACAGTATAACGTGGAATATATCGGCATTGACTCGACCGGTGTCGGGCATGGGGTTTACCAGAACGTCAAAGAGTTTTTCCCGGCGGCACGGGAGTTTGTCTATAACCCGTCGGTCAAAAACGCCCTGGTGCTGAAGGCGTGGGACATCATCAACCACCGTCGGCTGGAGTTTGACGCCGGGCAGACGGACATCGCCCAGAGTTTTATGGCTATCCGCCGTTCGACCACCGCGAGCGGCAACCGCCCGACCTATGAAGCCAGCCGCAGTGAGGAGGCCAGCCATGCTGATTTAGCCTGGGCCACCATGCACGCCCTGTTTAACGAACCGATCACCGGTGACGCCCCCCAACACAGAAACATCGTCGAGGTCTACTAATGAGCCGTAAAAGTAAAAAACGCCAGCCGGTGAAAACCCCTGCCCAGTCAATGGAAGCCTTCACCTTTGGCGACCCGATCCCGGTACTGGACAAGCGCGAGGTGTTTGATTATCTGGAGTGTGCCCTGGTTGATAACTGGTACGAGCCGCCGATCAGTTTTAACGGACTGGCGCGGTCGTTCCGGGCAGCCCCGCACCACAGCAGCGCGGTATATGTGAAACGCAATATTCTGACCAGCACCTTTGTTTCCCACCGGTTACTGAGCCGGCAGGCGTTCGATTCGTGGGCGCTGGATTTTATGCTGTTCGGCAATGCTTATCTGGAGTTACGCAAAAACCGCCTTGGCCAACCCTTAAGCCTGCATCATTGCCCGGCCAAATTCACCCGGCGCGGGGAAGATTTGGACACCTACTGGTTTGTGCGTTATGGCTATCAGAGCCAGCCGTATGCGTTCGAGACGGGGCAGGTGTTTCACCTGATTGAACCCGACATTAATCAGGAATTGTACGGTTTGCCCGAATATCTGGCGGCGTTGCCCTCCGCCCTGCTGAATGAATCGGCGACGCTGTTTCGGCGCAAGTATTACCTGAACGGCAGCCACGCGGGCTATATCCTGTATATCAGTGATGCCTCACAAAATATTTCTGATGTGAACAATATCCGGGATGCGCTGAAGAACAGCAAAGGCCCCGGCAACTTCCGCAACCTGTTTCTGTATGCCCCCGGCGGTAAAAAAGACGGTATCCAGACTATTCCGCTTTCTGAGGCGGCGGCCAAGGATGAGTTTTTAAATATCAAGAATGTCAGCCGTGACGATATGCTGGCCGCGCACCGCGTTCCGCCACAGATGATGGGAATTATCCCGCAGAATACCGGCGGCTTTGGCGATGTGGAGAAAGCCGCTAAGGTCTTTGTCCGCAATGAGCTGCGGCCGTTGCAAAGCAAGATGAAACAGCTTAATGACTGGCTAGGGGAAGAGGTGATCCGGTTTGAGCGCTATTCACTGGAGGATGAAGAATAACGTCCCCCGTTCTTGAGAGGCCGCCTGTGTGGCGGTCTTTTTTTGCCTGAATAAAATATAGTTTCATGGGTAATGATTACATGGTGAAATTTGAGGTCGTCACGGCCATTAAACACCGCCGCGCGCAGTCATGACCCCGCCACGCCTGCTCACTAAATGCAGTGCTTTTTATGCACCTGCAAGGGATCGTCGGAGAGGCGCGAATACTGGTGCTTTGCGGGGAATGAGATCCTTTTTTGATCTTGCGGATTGGGGCGCGGAATGGTTGGTTTCATGCAGCAGCAATTAAAGACTAAAACTAACCCGCTTTAGAGGCGGGTTGATAGTTTCGTGACAGGTCACATCATCACAATTGCAGTTTTAAATCATGCCAGCCTAATGTATTCCAGCAGGCTGATTCACCGGAAAAACAACATTCGGCCACGGGGAGATTGTCACCGCATTTCTCACATTGCCGCGTTGATAACGCTTGTATCTGTGCCTGTAAATCAGCATTGTCTTGGCGGATCAGTAATGTCAGGTATTCAACCACATCATAGGGATTGCGTCCCGGTCGCCTCAGTGCACAATTTTGTTTCAACATGTCCAGTTCCTGATTATCGAGCAGCAGTTCTATCTTGGTAACGCCAGAACTTTTCTGGCGTTGACGCTGGGCGGCTTTCCGTTCTGCGGGGGATTTAGCCATGGGATTTACCACCGTGCGTGAGGCAGTCGACACAAAAACAGCTCTTCAAATGCCTGTTGTGATATTCCCCAGGCAATTTTTTCTCTATCTAAACGGTTTTCAACATCATCAAATAACGTGACTGTATCAAAAAAAGCTGATTCACCCTTAACACAATTCCGGGTAAAGAATTCTTTATAAGCCGCCTCGCCGTTATCCTCAGAGCATCTGGAGGAATAAAACGTTCTATGCCATTGTTCATGCTGTGAAAGCCCCAATGCCAGACGTATCAGTTTGATAGGGTCATCCCAAAAGGCCCATTCAGAGACATACACATCACCGCATATACCAGCAACAGAACTATCCCCATGTAAAAAATAAATTTCAGCGCCATTACTGAGCGTCAGTAACCGGATATCTTCGGCATTTTCGGTTAAGTGCGTTTGCTGTTCAGGAAAATACTGAGCAACGTTATAAACAAAATTCTGTAGCCAATCTTTATCAGACATAAAAATCTTATTTTTGCCAGTCCGACAGGCATCACTTAACGCTTCCAGCACGAAATAAAAATCAGCCCCGGCCTGTCTGTACTTATGCAAAAAGCGGTTTCGGTGATATTGATTGGCTTTCCAGCGTTTCTGCCAGACGAATAAATCTAAAACAAATTTACGGTTAATGTTATAAACAATTTCGGTATTTAAATTTAAGGTGATGTTATTCATTTCTGGTTCTCCTGTTCTCCAAAGGTTTCTACATCAGGTATTAATTCAAGTCCTTCCATCGGCATAAACTTAAGTGGGCCATCTTCTTTTAAACTGTTCAGGCAAAGGGCTGATAACAGCCGTTTCATTGAAGGGGACATGTGAATCATTCCCGTTTTGCCGTTAATTCGAATAACGATGCCAAAATTTGAAATATTTCCGTTCATACTGACCTCTGCATTAAGATCCGTTTCCCAATCCACGCCATAACAGGCACGGCCATAGAATTCCCAATTGCCCGGTAGCGATGGCCATCAGGACAATCTGCCACTGTTTTGCCATTCCACGGGATCCGGGTGTGATTATCGGAAAAACCCTGTAACCGCTCGCACTCCACAGGTGTCAAGCGGCGCACGGCATAGCCATAATTCACGCCGTGAACATCGGTTGTCGTCAGCGTGTAGGAAATTTCAGGGTGATAGCCGATACCGTTACCGCCATTCTGGGGCGCCCGGTTTATCGTGTTGCCTGCCAGTGCAATCGCCACTAAATCAGTGGCGCTTTTATCATCCCGGGATCTTAACGTTGATGAAATATCATCTGTACGATATTCGCCAAACGAGAGCAGCCGATAGGTAGATACCAGCCCGCTGCCTCTTTGTGAAAATATCTCCTGATTGCTCATCCCGATACCGCCCGTGTTATGGCTCTGGTTTAACGTCGGGTGCGGGTTTAGCCCTGAGTCCCAGTGACTACCGATAACAGCGCGGCTTCCAGCATTGCCGGCAACGGCTTTTTCCGCCGTTCCGCACGGTTCAGAATGCCGGCGCAAGCTGTCTGGCTCAAAAAGTACCGTGGCGGGACAGACGTCTTTTCGAGCACTTGCGACAACAAACACACGTCGGCGTCGTTGGGCCACTCCGAAATATTGAGCGTCCAGCACTCGCCAGGCGACAGTTCTTTGTGGCCCAGACACATAACCCGCGTTTGTCCATTTCTGCCCTGATGGCTGCAACGGTTCATCTTCTCCGGCAAGGCCTGCAAGAAAGCAGCCGAAAGCGTTGTCTTTGCTGGATAAGACGCCCGGCACATTTTCCCAGACGATAATGGATGGCTGTTCGCCGTTTGCTGCTCTGACTGAATCAATGACATTTGCCAACTCCACGAATGATAAGGTTAATTGTCCCCGTTCATCGCCCAGCCCATTACGCAGGCCTGCAATGCTGAACGCCTGACAGGGTGTCCCGCCGACCAGAATATCCGGCGCATCGGCCTGATTTTCGGCAATCATGGCGGGGATTTGGGTCATATCCCCCAGATTTTGGATATGAGGCCAGTGATAGCGCAGTACCGCACCGGGGAATTTTTCAATTTCACTGAACCACGCCGGAAACATGCCGAGCGGTTCCCATGCCACACTGGCCGCTTCAATGCCGGAACAGACCGAGCCGAAACGCATATTCACGATAAGTTTTTCCTCATTTCACCCATGTTATTAATTCGTTGCCGCAGTGCTTCGCGGCGTTCCTGTTTGCGGGCGTCAAACTCGCGTTGTCTTTGCGCTTGCCCGTCTTCCGTCTCAACCAGCCTGACTTCGCCATCAGCAAACCGCATCATCTGGCCGTCAAAGCTGATACTCATGCCTTTCACAAACATCATTGCCATCGATTCAGTGCTGATGGGCATCCCCATTGACGCCGTAAACTTCATCACATCAGGCAATAGCGCTTCTTCTTTTCGCGTTAAGGTGATCCTGGAGATAACCCGCGGCCCCGAAACGCCGGTTTCTTCGCGCTGTGCGCCATTCTCAGCGGCGTTAATCCCGGTTGCCCATCCCCATTGAAGAACATCCGATAATGCCTTTCCGGTTAAATCAGGCGGGAGCATTGCGCCTTCTTCACCCCCCTGCCAATAACCCGACCCACAGTTATTGACAGGACTCCGAGGCGCGCCGATGGCGCTCTTTAAAAGATCAAAACCAAAACCTTCGCCTGTGTGTTCAGGCGTTGTACTGTGACTCTGGCGTTTTTTGACAATGCGATATTCGCGCTCGCGTGTTTTCACCACGCCGGCGCAGGGATTGAGTTGCGCGTAAATCCCCACGACCTTGGAAACGGATTCGTCATAGGGATTGAGCTTGTCGTCCAGTTCGCGGGCGACACGGACAGTCTGCTGATCGCGGGGCGTACAGGGGCCACCCTGTGACAGAATGTAGTTTTCAAAATCACCGATATCGGCCGCTGCCCGTACCTTTTCGGCAATCTCGCCCATCTGGTCAGCAATACTGATACTGCGCAGGCGGCGGCACTCGCGATACGCCCCTTTAGAGGGCAGGTTATAGAAATGAAATTGCGGGATACGCCATGTTGACGCCCACGCCGTCACGGCGGAGGCGGCATCTTTTAACGGCTTACCGGTTTCCTTATCGATCAGGCCATCCAGAGCGTAACCGTCAATATTCTTGGCGATGTACTTCGCGATATAGCCCACTGCGCCGCCCCGGTTCATGTGCCGGCATTCAAAGCGGTACTTTTTCGCGCCCCGTTCATCGCCATCTTCTTGCAGGGCTTTTTTCCGCATGATGTCAACCGCTTCCGCCCGGCTGGCCTTATCGGTAAACAGCAGGAGGTGCCAGTGGGGCGTGCCGTCATGGTGAGGCTCAACCACACGGACACCATAAACATTAAGACCCGCGTCCTTAAACGCGGTGCGGATTTTTGCCCAGACGCCCACCAGATAACCCTGGCCGTCTTTTGGCGTGTAGGCTTCATCAGCCCAGTTGCTATTCAGTACCGCGATTTTGTCTTTACCCATCTGACGGGTTGGGTGATATTTTGATGGCGTGGTGATCGTGATAAACATGCCGATATCCCCCCGCGCTGTGGCGACCCGTTCAATCCCGGCAATCTGCGCCATCAACTCCATCCGACGGATTTCAGGATTGGAAATGCTTTGCATGACCTTTTCAACGAGATCAAAACGCTCGCCGGTGGCCACATCTTCAATATCCATCGCCTGAAGGTATTGCAGATTGGACAGTCGCTGTGACTTCACATCCTGTATGGCCTGACGGCTGGCATACGGGGAGCGGTTTTTATTGACCGCCATTGCGGCGATCAGGAGCGCTTCGCGCCAACGGGTACGGTGTGCCTTGAGCTGGCGATACCAAAAATCGTCATTCACCCACCGCGCCACGGCCGAAACCACGTTTTCCGCTTTCAGTCTTCTTTTGCGGTAACGCTGATAATAAACCGGCGTGACATGCAAACCCCGGGCAATCCTGGCCAGTTCACCGTAAATCGGGTGCAGGTTGCGCATCCGATAAAGGGCTTCTTTATCACCGTTCTCATTGGCAATGCACTGATCGCAATACTGTTCAAACAGGTTGAAAAAGCCGGCGGCGATTTGGGTCGCCAGTGTTTTTAGCTGTTTGTTATGGAGATCAGGCAGGTGATTAAACTGACTGATATTGGCTGCGAGCCAAGCTGTGGCGGGATGTGAGTTTTGGGTATCCATCGCAAAACGGCGAGTCACCGCCACAATGCGAGGCCAGAGTTTCTGATGAAAGTCGAAGTAAAGAAAATTCTGAGCCTGAAGAATACCCTGTTCCCTGAGAAGCGTGTCGTAGCGTTTCCGGTAGGGATAGCGCAGGATACGCGGCAAGGAATCGATATCGGCTAAGATCGCTTGCCCCTGAAGGCGTCTTTCACGGGTAAGCGGTCTCTCAAAACCGGCAATCGCCTGATGGCGCGGGGCGTTCCACCAATAGGCATACTGCCCATTGGCGGGTTCAGCGTCGGGCAGGGTATTAAAATTAATCAGGCGGCGGCTCATACAACAATGCCGCCATACGTATCAGGATTCAAAAGATTCAATGCGGTCTGACAACGACGGGTGATCATCTCGACCGTATTAAGATAATCATCAACGGAACGCATCCGGTGCCTGATATGCGACACATGCAGGCTCACCAGTTCAGCAACCAGCGACACGTCGCTGTCATGCCAGCTAACCAGTGAATAACTGCGGTTATACGTGCCGACCTGCAACAACGCCAGCTTGCCCGGGTGTTTCTCATGGGTCACGACAGCAAAGCGGGTGTCGGTGATATAGACCCCATTTTTGGGATCAAGCACGATAGCCGGTTCGTGCGTTGGGGATTGTGTCCCGCTGTGGTGTTCCAGCAACTCACTCATGCCCGCGCCTCCAACACCGCAATAATTTCTTTTACAGGCTTACGGTCACCATTGGCGGCAATGGTGCGCAGGGCATCTATTTCATGGACAGTGAAACCGAGGTCAGCGTAAAGCGTTTTGGCATCAATGGAATTAGACACGGTGACAGGTACGCCGCTTTCTGTATGTAGTGTGTGTAAAATCACAGCCAGCAGCTCATGGTCAGCAGGCGTGAAATTCACTTTATGATATCGGGTAAAGCCTTTTCCTTTGGTCAGATAAGGGGGATCGCAATAAACCACATCGCCATCTTTAACGTGTAATAGTGTTTGCTGCCAATCCTGACAATCAAAACTCGCACGGCCCCATGATTTATGATGAAACGCTTTGATTTCAGCTTCGGGGAAATAAACCTTTTTATATTTCCCATAAGGAACATTAAATTCACCTTTAGTGTTATAGCGGCATAATCCGTTATAGCCGTGGCGGTTCAAGTAGAGAAACAAACACGCTTTAGCAACGTAACTGATTTCAAAATCCCGCGTATTGAAGACTTCTCTATTTTTGTAATAATTATCTTCAGTGTTAGAGCAATCAAACCAATTATCAAAATAACTTTCCGCCTCACAAAGAAACGCGCCAACCGGAACAGCATTAATTTCTTTGTATAAGTTAATCAAATCGGCATTCGCATCCGCCACCAAATATGCCGGGTAATCCGTATTCATCATCACCGCACAGGAACCCGCGAACGGCTCAACCAGTCGCTTACCTGCTGGCAGGTGGGGCAGTAATTTATCCAGAACACGGACTTTCGAGCCTGCCCATTTCAGAATGGTTTTATTGGCCATTGTCAGCTCCCTCATTAAAGAAATAAGCAGGGGTTAACAATGAATATTCATAAAAATTAATACAGATTTCATTAGGTGCGCTCATTCGGTTGATAACATGATGAACTTCATCAACTTGTATCGTTATCCGGGGTGAGGATTTATCAATCAAACCCTCGTCATCCATCATCGTAATCCGGATTAAATCACCGGGTAATGTAGTCGCAGGTAAAGCGGTATCATCGAAAAAACATTCAAAATTGATATGTTTGAAAAGATAAAATTGAGCTATTTTCTTTAACTGTTTTTCAGTCATTCCCTCTTCTAACGTATTAACGACGCCCACAAGCTGATTATTTTTAATGATATTAAATTCCTGTTCAGTGACAGAAACACGGCGTAAAAAATTCATCTCACTCACTCCGGTAATGTTTTTGTTTCAGTTCAAAAACGTCTTGGCAAGGTGTACAGAAGGTGACACCGGCAATAATCATTCGACGTTGTTCGGGGATGGGATTTCCGCAGCTCTCACACGTAAAAGCAGAAACCCCGACAGGGCGGTTAACATGTGCGGCTATCCGGCGTTCCAGCATTTCATCAACGTGCTGAATGGCGAGGTCGAGTGCCTTAGACATGGTTCCACTCCTGCGCCTGACGCTCGATATTTTCCGATTCGCTTTGCAGAAGTGCGGCGCTGGCAGAAGGCCCCATCTTGCTATCCAGAACATGGGCGGACAGCTTCACCAAACGGATGGCATATAAATCCGCGCAATGCTGTCGTTCTGCCTTGCGCGTGTCTTTAATTAATTGCTGAACAGACTCATAAGAAAAAACAGTCACGGCGCAATCGCGTGATTCAGCATCCGCAGGGTCATAGCCACTGATTAAATGTTTATTTTCCATTTTTCTATTTCCTGTTTTTAGGTAATAAGAAGCCCTGACGATTAACGTCATAAAATTTATCTTTCGTGTTTTAATTAAAGGGCGATATCTTTAGGCATCCATGAAATAGCCGCTTGAATCTGAATCATGGCCTCTTTTAATGAACGCCGTTCATCTGAGGTGAAATCCTCATATTGAGATTCAAATCTTGATTTAGGTAATCCGGCCAAATGAAACAGCCCATGCAATAATTTTTTATTATTGCGTTTGCGATTATTAGTACGGTCACGCATGTTTTTTATAAATTCAGAAATAGCCTTATCGCTATTTGATACTGAATCAAAATACGCCCCTTTTATCTGCGCGGTATGATACATGCCGTCGATTTTTTCATCCAATGTTAACGACACAATGCGGGACGGTTCAGTATTAGCCATAGCATCACCCTTATAATATGGATAATAACGGGGTTAATATTGTTGACGCTAAACCAATTGAAACTAAAGTCATCATCAAAGGGTTTTCTTTCTTAGTGCCGGTTACTTTAGTTTTGAAAAAGTCAGCACTGGTTACTTTATACTGATGCTGCACCCTCTTTAATCCGTCCATTTATTCTGCCCCCCATATAACTGTTCACAAAAATCTAACGCCCGTTCACGAGAATCAAATTTACCGTAGCAATATGAGCCGTCTTCAACCTGATAGCGTGGGATTGAACAAACAACACTTTTACGTAACGGGCGAATTAATAACGTGCCGAATTTGATTCGCCCTTTATTTAATTCCACTGGTGTTGGTATTTGAATCATGTGACCACCTTAGCTATTAACAACAGCATCTTTCAACATAGCGATCATGTTGACTTCTATCCTGTCCTTAGCTCTTTTTTTAGGCCTTGTGATGATACGGCCATCAGCGACCATTGTACGGCAGGTGTCAAGAGGAATTTCTGTATTTCTTGAGTACTTTTCTAATGAAACATAAGCATATGGCAACTCAACTTTGTTATCGCCTGTTACCTCTTGCATAAATTTCACCAGAGTTTCTAGGATATATTCAGGCGTTATTTGGATATCGTTTTCAAATTCACTGAATACATCTTGAAGACGGGACATAATCTTTAATTGCAGAATTGAACGTTCCAGCGATGTTAAGTGTTTCATTTTATAACCCTCTACTTTTGATTAAATTACAACCCAATCCACAACAGCCAAGCGTCTACTTAATTCCTCTGGTGTTGGTATTTGAATCATGTGACCACCTTAGCTATTAACAGCAGCATCTTTAAACATAGCGAGCATGTTGACCTCGACCCTATCTTTAGCTCTTACCTTTGGCCTGATGATAATGCGGCCATCAGCGACCATTGCACGGCAAGTACTGAAAGGGGTCTTTGTCATTTCTGAATACTTTTCTAATGAAACATATGGTGATTCGATGTTGATGTTGAAGATTATGTTGCCCATACACACCTCACCGAAAATTCTGCACAGCACTGAGATAAATAATGCGTGCCATGCTGGATACAGAGCGGCTGTCTTTTTTTGCAATAGCCTCCAACTCTTCACGCTCATCGACAGATAACCGCATAACGATAGGATTTTTCGAGGCGATTCCTCGCGGTAATCGTGACCGTCTAATATGCTTATTGGGTGTCATGATGGTATATTGTGATCCACTAAGTAACGTTTAATTTATTATCTGCAAAATTTTGCAGTATGTCAATGAGGGTTGCAGAAAAATGCAGTCTAGTGATCGTTTAAGAATAGAAAGAGAAAAATTAGGCTTAACTCAAATTGAGATAGCTAAAACCTGTGGTGTGTCATATAGAACATATTGCGATTATGAAGCAGGAAAAACAGAACCAAAGGCTTCCTTTTTCGCTCAACTTGATGAAATGGGTGCTGATGTGCTGTTCATTTTGACAGGGCAGTACTCTGCAAAAAGTAACATTTCAGTAGAAGAACAAAAGCTAATCGAGAACTATCGCGCCATGAGCGAAGAGTCACGTTTAAATATGCAAGCGGTTGGCAATGTATTTGCACAATCAACATCAGGTAAACGCATAAAAAATGGCTGATGAATCATTGATAAAGGTGGTGTGAATTTTGTTCACTATTTTATTAAATCCCAACTTATGAATAACTCACTACAATGACTGTAATGAAAGTACCAAGCAAAAATAATAACATAATGAAATTGTGATCTGTAAACATGTTTCTCTTGTGTCGCAATGCTAAATTGCGAATTCATAACTATTTATTTTTTTATGTTATTGAACGCAATTTACTCAAATTAACACAGGAGATATTTTTTGATGAGTACTATAGGAAGCAGGATAGCAGAGGAACGTGCACGCTTAGGATTAAGCCAAGCAGACTTTGCCGACTTAACAGGATACCCATACCATATACAAGCCAGTCATGAACGGGATGAAATAGCACCAGAAGGTTCTTACTTACAAGTGATAACAAAGCATGGTTGCGACGTTCTTTACATTGTTACGGGGAACAGGGAACAACCCATAAATTTATCAACGGATGAACATGTATTAGTAGAAAACTATCGCGCCATGAATGAGGCGCACCGCTTAAAGATACCATCGGTTAGCAATACGTTTGCATACAAAAGACCTGATGGAAGTATAAGGTACAAATATCTACAGTCCGATAATCATAGTTACTGAGACTGTAGATATTTGTACCTGAGGTGGAAATATTACAAGAATTATTTCATAAAGTAACAATCAATAATAAGGATAAGGGAATGATTGGAATTATCGTGGCTTTTTTAGTTGGTTTTATGCTTTGTGCTTTTAATGCACGTGCATTAGTAAAAGAAAATATAGAATTAAAAAAACGATTGGGAATCGATGATGGAAAAAAAACACAAAAAAAATCAAAAAAACAATTAAAAACTCAGGCTGGGAAAACAAACGTACAGGATGAAATTGCCAAGCTACGCAAAATCGGTTCTACAAATAGGAAAAATTCAGCGAGCACATATAGTAATGTTCATGAGTGGAGTGAGACTGACGAAAAAGATGAATCACTATTCGATGAATTCAAAGATAACTTATCAATAGTATGGGCTGATGCACCCATTTTGATTGAGTTTAACTATAACAGTTCAGGTGATAAGATAATGGTTTCATTAGAAGAAGTTTCTATAAACTCAGCCGGCGAACCTTATTTTTTCGGTTACTGTATAGAAGTAAATGGAGACAGAACATTCAAAGTCGAAAGAATAGCTTCAAGAATCCAATATGCAGGAAAAGAATACAGTAAACAGGAATTCTTTGATGACGTATTGCAGCTGAACTCTGGTGAACTTCTGTGACAGTAAAAATTTATACTTTATCGAATCAAATAATAAACATTACAAGGAAATCATTAATATGAAAAAACTCGTACTTCTTGTATCTAGCGCATTATTCCTTACAGCTTGTGATTCAGAACCATCGAAACTAATCAAACCCCTTAATAGTCTTGAAATCAGTCAAGAATCATATGGCGATAAATGGGCTTTCAACGCGGATAAAGTTGAGTTGCAGTGTTATAAAGGTGGCGCTTTTGTTGAAGATCTATCGGATAATATCGTATATGGATTAACCGGATTAGCTAATACATTAAAAACCAATGGTAAAAAAGAAGTACAAAATATCAATGGTTCTTCTTTCTGGAAAGATAATCCATCCACTGGAGTAAAAGTAAGTCTTAGCCCATTTACAAATGAAGCTCTAACACTATGTGATAGCAAAGGTTAATTATGGCTGTCAATAAACTTCCTAACGGCAAATGGCAATGCCAATGCTTCCCTGACGGCCGTAATGGCCGTCGTGTCAGACGCCAATTCACGACAAAAGGGGAGGCTATGGCATATGAACGGCAATTAATGCAAAAGCAAACCCTCAATATTGATACATCCAATGTACAGAAACTAAGTGAACTGGTTAACCGCTGGTATGAACTGCATGGCAAAACGCTGAAAGATGGGGATGCCCGTAAATCAAAATTAGAGGCGGTGTGCGAGCGTTTGAATAACCCCCTTGTTACGGATTTCGATAAGAATATGTTTGCTGTTTATCGTGAAGAGAGATTAAACGGTAAATGGAATGCCAAAGGGCGAAAATCTCCTAGTCAGTCTACTGTGAATAGAGAGCAATCATATTTACATGCTGTTTTTTCGGAATTAACCCGCTTAGGTGAGTGGGAAGGGGAGAACCCGCTAAATGGTATTCGACAGTTTAGGGAATCAGAGCAGGAGCTGGCATTTCTTTATCCGGGTGATATTAAACGGCTATTAGCGGAGTGCGATAACTCGGCTAATAAAGATCTCGGACATGTTGTACGTCTATGTCTTGCTACAGGAGCACGCTGGGGAGAGGCACAGGGCCTAACTCAATCACAATTGATGAAGTATAAAGTCACCTATATAAAGACTAAAGGTAATAAAAACAGAACAATACCGATATCCCAACGGTTATATGATCGTTTACCTAAAAAGCGTGGACGATTGTTTGGTAACTGTTATGACGCCTTCGAAAATGCAGTTAAAAGAGCCGATATTGATTTACCTGATGGGCAGCAAACTCACGTTCTGCGACACACATTTGCCAGTCATTTTATGATGAATGGTGGCAATATCTTAGTTCTGCAACGCATATTAGGGCATAGCACAATTAACATGACTATGCGTTATGCACATTTTGCCCCTGACCATCTGGATCTTGCCTTAACACTGAATCCTTACGATCAACTTGAAGAGTAAAACTGATGGCAGCAAAGCCAAATAAATATCAATAAATGACAATATCTAGCAATTACAATGCTTTGATTTATCGTAACTTATTGTTTTATAAAACAGGGTGCTAGTCTTTAAAATCCCTCGGCTGTAAGGCTGTGCGGGTTCAAGTCCCGCCCTGGGCACCAAACATAAGTTTACTAACGTCTACTCTAGTAAACTAACTCCTAGAAAGACCTGATAAATCAATCAGGTCTTTTCTTTTTATGTCTACTTTAGTCCATTGCAATCAACATGCACCACGGGGCATAATCTGGGGCACCTACACTTCTATTATTCAATGTGCCCCTAAAAATGAAACTAAACGCACGGCAAATCGAAACAGCAAAACCCAAAGAAAAAACCTACAAACTCGCTGATGGTGGCGGACTCTATTTGGAGATCACCTCACGCGGCTCTAAATACTGGCGGATGAAGTATCGACGCCCTACCGATAAAAAAGAAGACCGACTGGCTTTTGGTGTTTATCCTATAGTGTCTTTAGCTGATGCACGGGCTAAACGAGATGAAGCCAAAAAACTCATAGCCCAAGGCTCTGACCCCAAAGCGGAGAAAAGAGGGGCACAACTCGAATCAAAAGGGGCACCATCTTTTGAACAGGTAGCCCGTGAATGGCACGCCAGCAATAAGCGATGGAGTGAAGATCACAGCAACCGCATTCTGCGCAGCCTTGAACATTATATTTTTCCTCATATTGGCAGGCTTGATATCTCCACTTTAAGAACAAGCCAGCTTTTAGCTCCTATCAAATCTGTTGATGCCGATGGTAAACACGATATCGCCCAGCGATTACAGCAACGTGTTACTTCTATTATGC